CGCGCAAACTAATTAAGGAGAACCCGCAATGTCTAACAAGTTTGAACAACTATTAGATCTTCTTGTTAACGAAGAACATGAGAAAGCCAACGAGCTTTTCCATGAACTAGTTGTAGAGAAATCTAGAGAAATTTATGAAAATTTAATTGCTGAAGAAGCAGAAGAAGAGATGGACGAAGATTCCGAAGAACAGGAAGATGAGTCTGTTGAAGAAGATACTACACTTGAAATCGGCGGCGATGCCTCTGATGATCTAGTTAGTGGAATCGAAGACCATGATGCTATGGATGCTGATGGTGAAGAAGATCCATTTGGTGGTGAAGATGACGGCGAAGATGAATTCGGCGGCGAAGAAGGTGGAGAAGGCGACCTAGAAGATAAAGTTATGGATTTAGAAGATGCTCTAGAAGAGTTGAAAGCTGAATTCGAAGCTCTATTAGCTGGCGAAGAACACGAAGAAGAAAAAGATCCTGATATCCACGGTCATGCTTTAGACGACATCGAAGGTAAAGATGACGCAGAAGACGACATGGGCGGCGATGAAGAAGGCGGCGACATGGAAGATGAAGACATGATGCCAGCAATGGAAGGTCGTGAATTTACTCGTGAATACCGTGAAAAAGTTGGTAACGACTGGCAAGGTAACGCTATGAAACAGCAAGGTAAAAACCTAGGTGCTGGCACAGGCGAAAACTATCCTGCTCCTGTTGAAGGCCGTAGCCCAACAAGTTCTGGTAAAGGTAAACCAACATCAGATGCACGTCCACACAATATCGCTCAAGGTGACTTAGGCGTTGGTGAAATGACTGGTACAAGCCCAAATGCTGATAAAGGTTCACGTGGTTTAGTAGGCGCTACAAAAGGCGAATTTACTAAAGGTGTAACTAAAAACATTTCTAGCTCATCTAAGTCTGGAATGCAAGACGGCGCTAAACTAGAAAAACAAGGTTCTGGTTATCCAAACAACAATAAGACTCCAGGTCCAGTAGGTTCTGGTACAGGCGACAAAGCTGGTCAAACTAGCATTGGTAGCAACAAGTCTATCGTTGACAAGAAGCAATAATTAGAGAAATAGATGAAACCAACTTCATATCTAAGAGAACACCTAAGTTTCGATCAGGCTCGTGTTGAATTACACGAGGCTGAGGAAATGGGTAAGAAAAACCTTTACTTAAAAGGTATTGCTATCCAGGGTGGTATTCGTAACGCTAATCAACGTGTGTATCCTGTAACAGAGATTACAAACGCTGTAATGACGTTAAATGATCAAATCAAGAACGGATATTCTGTTTTAGGTGAAGTTGACCATCCAGATGATTTAAAAGTAAATTTGGACCGTGTAAGCCACATGATTACAGATATGTGGATGGATGGTCCTAATGGCTATGGGAAGATGAAAATTCTTCCTACCCCGATGGGACAACTTGTTCGTACTATGCTTGAAAGCGGTGTAAAACTTGGCGTTAGTAGTCGCGGTAGCGGAAACGTTAACGAATCTACAGGCGAAGTAGCTGAATTTGAAATTATTACAGTAGACATAGTTGCTCAACCTAGTGCGCCAGGAGCTTATCCTACACCGGTATATGAACACCTTATGAATAATAAAGGTGGTTATTATGCTTGGAGGGTTGCGCAAGAGGTAAAAGAAGATCCGAAAGCCCAGAAATATCTTAGAGAATCAATGCTCAAGATTATCCAAGGGTTAAAATAAGGAGAAACAGTGATGTTGGACGCATTCAAACAATTAGTCGAAAGTGGCGTGATGTCAGAACAAGTTGGTTCTGAGATTCAAGAAGCTTTTAACGCTAAGATTCAAGAAAACCGCGACCAAGTCACCGCTGAACTAAGAGAAGAGTTTGCACAAAAGTATGCGCACGATAAGGCGCAGATTGTTGAAGGACTTGACAAATTAGTAAGCGAGCGATTGGCCGCAGAGATGGCTGAACTTGTTGAAGATAGAAAAGCTCTAGCAGAAGCTAAAGTTGCCTATCATAACAAGATGGATACAGATGCTAAAGTAATGGAATCATTTGTATTAAAACAGCTAACAAAAGAAATGCACGAATTCCAAAGTGACCGTCAAAAAGTTGCTGAGAATTTTGGTAAACTAGAACAGTTCATTGTAACTGCACTAGCAAAAGAAATCCAAGAATTTGCAGTAGACAAGCGTGATCTAGCTGAAACGAAAGTTAAGTTAGTACGTGAAGCGAAAAGCAAGTTTGAAGATATTAAAGCACGTTTCATTCAAAGAAGTTCAAAAGTTGTTCAAGAAGCAGTTGGTTCACAATTGAAATCAGAAATCAAGCAATTGAAAGAAGATATCGATTCAGCTCGTCAGAACAGCTTCGGACGTAAAATGTTTGAAGCATTTGCACAAGAGTACAGCACAAGCTATCTAAATGAGAAATCTGAAACAGCAAAACTTTTAAAAGTTCTTGCTCAGAAAGAACAAGCGTTAGCTGAAGCACAGACAGCAATTACAGAAAAAGCACAACTGGTCGAATCTAAAGAAAGAGAAATCCGTATTCAGAAAGACCAAGCTGAGCGTAAAGCTGTAATGAGCGAGATGTTAGCACCACTAAGTGCTGACAAAAAGGCAATTATGCAAGACCTTTTAGAGAGCGTACAAACTCCTAAACTTGCTACTGCTTTTGAGAAATACCTACCCGCAGTTATGGAAGGCGCAACTCATAAAGTTGTTAAGGCAGAACAAAAACCTGCTAAAGCGATGATAAATGAAAGCACTGAAGTTACTGGTGATCGCGAAGCTAAACCCGCGGTAGGCTTAGATAACATCTTAGACATCCGCAAGTTAGCGGGCCTAAAATAATTATATTCAAGGAGACTATTAAATGTCACAATTATTAAATGAAAGATGGTCAGAGACCAAAGACGCTCTGCTTGAAGGCCTACAAGGTACCCGTCGTTCTTCTATGCAAGTTTGCTTAGAAAATACACGTAAGTATCTAGCAGAAGCCGCAACAGCAGGTGCTACAAGTTCTGGTAATATCGCAACTTTAAATCGCGTTATTCTTCCAGTAATCCGTCGTGTTATGCCAACCGTTATTGCTAACGAAATCATTGGCGTTCAACCTATGACAGGTCCAGTTGGACAAATTCATACTCTACGTGTTCGTTATGCTGATACCAGCACTGAAGTTGTAGCAGGTGAAGAAGCATTAAGCCCATTCAAGATTGCACAGGCTTATTCTGGTAACAACAATCCTACAACACCTAAAGCGGCCGCAACAAGCCAGCTAGAAGGTCAACCAGGTAACAGAATGAGCATTCAAATCTTGAAAGCTCCAGTTGAAGCTAAGTCTCGTAAACTAAGCGCACGTTGGACTTTTGAGGCCGCTCAAGACGCACAAGCACAACAAGGTATTGATATCGAAGCAGAAATCATGGCCGCT